CATCTGTACTCAAACCGCGAGGCCGTGATCGCCACTGGTGCCCAGCCGGTCGCCATCCCGATGGCGTTTGAGACGCTCTTGGCCAGCGAGTCTGTCAGCGGGAGGTGGTGAATGGCCATTCCAGCAGGCAGCCTGCGAGAGACGGTCGTGATCGAGAAGCAGAGCGAGACGCGGAACGCGTTCGGCGAGGCCACCTCGAGCTGGTCGACGCACGCGACCAGGCGGGCGGCCGTCGAGTCGATCAGCTATTCCGAGACGCAGCAGCAGAACCGCGTCGGCGGATCTGCCAAGTGGGTCGTCACATGCCACTACGTGGAAGGCGTGAGCGGCAAGATGCGTATCCGGTGGAAGAGCCGCGGCGACCGCTACCTGTACATCTCGTCGGTCGTCGAGTTAGGCACGCGGCAAGAGCACGAGCTCACGTGCGAGGAGAAAGCCACGTGATCGAGCTATTTCTAAAGAACGACCCAGTGGCCGCTTGCCAGGCAATGATCGCCCGGTTCGATGAGTTTCCGCGGCACATCGCCAGAAAGCACATTCAAGCGTCGATGCGGCGGGCTATCAAAAACGGAATCCCGGTAATGCGGTCTGTTACGCCTCCGGTCGGTGTTCGCCGAGGCCGCCGCAAGAAGGGCGAGAAGCGATCGACAGGTGCCCTGCGTCGATCAGTCACCACTAAGGCCAAATACGTTGCCAAGCCTGGCTACGGGGCCGTGTACGGCGTGATTGGCTACAAGGGCGGCTTTGAGTCTCGCAAAGCGATCTGGCTGCAGTACGGCACACGCCGAGGTCTTGCATCGCGGCAGATGCTTGAGCAGTTCCATCGGCAATACGACAACGTGTCGCTGGCCAGGCTGACGACCGAGCTGGCCGTTGGCATCGAGAAGGCTGCAGCAGAACTGGCAGCCGGAAAGAACCCCGGAAGGAAATAAATGCCAAACCCAGAGCAGTGGCTCAAAGTTGCAATCGAGGCCGCCGGCGGCTGTCTGGCCTGGCCGATGGAGGCGCCCGAGAGTGCCGCCCTGCCATACGTGATTTACGGCCGGACGTCGACGCAGCGCGAGACGATTATGGCCGGCGTGACGCCTATCAACGTCAACCCGTCGGCCACATTCTCAGTCCTGCTTTATGCGTCTACCTACTCTGGCGTTAAGTCGCTTGCCGACTCTGTTCGCGTCGCTCTGCACAACTTCAACGGCACCGCAAACGGCGTGACAATCCGCGAGTGCCTGATCACTGAGGAGCGCGACGGATCGCCGGACTACCTCGACGGCCAGGACAAGCCCACATATAGCGTCGAACACACGTACCAGATCCGCTGGGAGGAGTAGCCATGCCGGCAGTTGCTGATTCACAGGGAACGACGTTCACGTTTAACAGCGTCACGTTTGTCGCCAAGAACGTGAAGGTCAAACGTACGGCGGCGTACATCGACGTCACGCCTCTCTCGGCGACCGCCGGATCGACTCGCATCCTGCAGGTCGCCCCGCTCGTCGACGGCGACCAGATCACCTGCGAATACATGGGCACGACTGCCCCTGCCCGCGGCACTGCCGCCGCGATCACGTGCTCGACTCTCGGCATCAGCGGCACCGCAGTCTGTGAAGACTTTGAGCTGACTGCGGCTGTCGGCGAGCTGATCATGGGAAATGCCACGTTCAAGCTGACCGGCACCTGATTGGCCGGGAGGTGACCCGTGCCGAATATCCCAAACAGTCAGGGCGCAGTTCTGTATTTCAACGGCGTCGAGCTTGGCGTCTTGCAGAACGTAGCGCCGTCGTTTGCTGTCGGCAACAAACACGAAGTTACGAGCATGCGGTCCCCCGTCGCGGGCTTTGGCCAGAACGCTCGCGTGCTCAAGCAATACAACGTGACGAGCATTGAGCCCGGCACGATCACGGCTCGTTTTCTAGGCTCGCCAGACCTTGCAAGAAACGACATCGGAGGCCCCGGCTTCCTGTCGTTTGAGTGGGGCTCGGACGCGACTCTGAGCGGCCAGGCGTTTCTTGAAACGCTTGACGCTGAGTTTGCCAAGGGCGAGTTGATCCAGTGGGCTGCTGTGTTTCAGTTCTCGGGGTTTGACGCGTAAGGAAACAACATGGGACTGGCAGAAGATATTCTTGGCATCGACGACATCCGCCCGCCGCAGAAGCTGCACGTTAAGGCATGGGGGCGCGAGGTTTACCTCCTCGACCCGACCGCAGACATCCGCGACGAGTGGGAAATCTACTGCAGCACCAACCAAGGCAAGCGTGCGAGCTGGCGGGCGAAGCTGGCAAGCCTGCTGCTGTGCGATGAGCAAGGCACGCGGCTGTTCACGACCGACGCAGACGTGGCCAAGCTCGGCAAGAAGAACGCGCGGGCCATGCACGAGATCTGGCAGGCAGGACAGAAGCTACTGTCGATCACCGACGAGGAAATTGAGGAACTCGAAAAAAACTGAGGAGCCGGCCGGACGACGTATTCGTCTACAGGCTGGCCCTCGAGCTCGGAATACCAAACCCGGAGGGATGGAAGCGGCGGCTGACGCTGCGGCAGTTGAGGAAGTGGATGGCCTATTGGCGTGTCGAGCCTTTTGGAGACAAGTGGCGGATGGCCGCCAGGACGTCACTCACAGCTGCGGCCGGAATGGGCGCGAAGGCAGACCCGGAGGCCGAGGAGCGATTCTTGCCTAGCTACAGAGACAAGCCGCAGACCGAGGAAGAACTGAGACGTGAGCTCATGAAGATCCCAGCATTCCGAGAGCAAATGCAGAAGGGCGAATAGTGGCAACGATCGGAAAAGTATCCGCTGTGTTCTCTGCCAGCACCGCAGGCCTCAAGTCTGGCGTCAACGAGGCTTCTGCGTCTTTTAAAAAGCTGTCTGCCGACGTTGCATCGCTGCGTTCTAAAATGGGTACGCTCATGGCGATTCAGGGTGCCAAGCTGTTCGGCCAAGTGGCGTCAGCGGCGAGAGATGCCGCCATGTCGTTGGTGAATATGGGTTCTGCCCAATCGGAGACGATAGACAAGACAAGCAAGCTCAGCCGGCGGCTCGGAATGACATACGGCGAGCTCTCGGGGCTAGCTCTTGCTGGCGATCTGGCTGGCGTGTCGATGGATCAGATTGGAGTGGCGGCTACAAAGGCGGACGTGGCGTTCGTCAAGGCCGCACAAGGCTCCAAGCAGGCCCAGTCAGCCTTAGCTGGCGTCGGGCTGTCTGTCGACCAGCTCCAGAACAAAACGCCGGCAGAGCGTTTTAAGATGATGGCAGACGCAATCGCTGGGTTGCCTACTCCAGCCGAGAGGGCCAGGGCATCTATTCAGTTGTTTGGCAAAAGTGGTGCCGACTTGCTGCCGCTGTTCGATGGCGGCGCCGGATCAATCCGCAAGGCAACAGAAGAGGCCGAGCGGTTCGGGCTGGCCCTGACAGACGAGCAGGGCGTGGCCGTGGAGGGAATGAACGACGCGTTCACGCGAGCGTACCAAGCCGTTCAAGGCGTCGTCGGCCAGGTCGTGGCCTACCTTGCCCCTGCCCTGCAGGGTGTCACCGACACGTTTACCAACCTCATTGGAGGAATTGGCGGCGCGAACATTGGCCAGTTCATCGGCGAAGGAATCATCGCCGGTGCTGAGTTTTTCGCTACGGTGGCCGATTCGATCATCTCGGGCCTGACGTCTGTCTGGGAGTTTGTGTCCACGGTCGTCGAGCAGTTCGGTGGTGTGACTTCTCTTTTCAGCGCGGCCGGCTCGGCATTGCAGGCAGTATGGTACGCGGGCGAGGCGGTGTTTAAGGGCATTGGCGTGATCCTAATGCAGTCGGTTGCTAACTGGGCTGGGCTGCTTGCTGAACTGCCGCAAGCCGTAGTTGGGTCTGGCTGGGCTGAGTTTGGGAAATCCATGGAAGCGTCTGCCGGGAAGCTCGCCCGAGAGGCTGAAGCGGCCGGTGGCAAGGCAGCCAACAGCGCGCTCAATGTTGTCGGCATGGGTGACAAAGGGTCCGTCGGTGCTGCTGCACTTAAGGGGCCTATTTCAACAATTCTCGAAGACGCGGCGAGGGCCTCTCGCGACGCCGCCGCCACAAAGAACGTCGCGCCGCCAACAACGGTTCCGCAGAAGCCAGCGGCAGAGCCTGTCGGGGCCTCAACCCAACAGCTCAAGGGCACAGACAGCCGGTCAAAGGAAGGCATGGCCGAGATGTTCCGCCTGATGCGGAGTACGGGCGACGACGTGCAGGAGCAGCAGCTCGGCGTGCTCGAGCAGATCCGCGATGCCGTCTCCGAAGGCGACGGCATGGAAACAGTCGGCATTATGGGAGCGTGACGCATGACAGTCGTTGCCTGTCTGGAAACCGCCCGCGGCACTGGCGTGAGCGGCAAGTTTGGCGAATCGTTCACGTTCACACGCAAGTGGATTGTGCGGGTCGACTCACCGCTGACTCCGCGGACGCTGATCTCTCGCGCTCCTGGCATTGTGTTTGGTGCTGGCCATCCAGACTTTGCCAGCCACAAGGCAATGGAGTTCGACTGCACAGAGGAGAGCGGCGACGGGATGATGTGGTCGATCACCGTGCGTTACTACATTCCGCCGGTCGAAAAAACGCCTGACCCTGCTACCGGCATGCCGAAAGACAGTTGGTCTGGAAGCGGCACGACGATCACCATCCCGGTCTTTGAGGATAAGGACGGGGGCAAGATCATCAACTCCGCAAAAGACCCGCTTGAGGGTGCCGAGCGCGAGTCGAGCGAGTTCACGCTCAACCTGACCAAGTGCTACTCAGACCTGGCGTGGTCTCCGATTGCTAAGGCGCAATCCAACACGGTCAACAGCTCGACGTGGAACGGCTCGCCGGCCAGGACGTGGAAGGTGGCGTTCAGGGGCGCTTCCAAGAAGGAGGCCACCTCGAGCTCGGACGACACGACCAAGCCTTACTGGGAAACCACGTGGGAGTTCTGCTACCGCGAGGAGACGTGGGACTACAAGCCATGGGACGTGGGGTTTAATCAGCTTGTTACGAGCGACGGAACGCCGTCTTCGTCTGGCACGAAGCGGGCCGCTGTGCTGGGGGCTGACAAGAAGCCCGTCAAATCGCCCGTGGCACTTATCAACGGCGTGGCTAAGGATGCCGGCTCTGCCCCCAGCGCGCTCACGTTCAAGCTCTACCAAGAAACAAACTTCTCCGTCTTTGGGACGCCAGGCTAATGGCCAAGCCACCGCGACAATCTGGGCGGAAGGTGACCTTCACGCCGGAGGCCGCCGAGCGGATCGCTCGCGCCGTCGTGGCAGTCGAGAAAGGCGACCGCTCGATTGATGCTGCCGGCCGCCAGTCGGCTGCTGGCGACGACGCCCTGGTCCGTGGCACGTTCACGGGCTCGTGGGACAAGGGCGCGACGAAAACTGTCACAGACGCCACGCTGTCGGCGGTGACATACACGGCCAAGAACTACGTGGCCTCGCTGCTACCGTCCGGCACCATGCCTTGCCAAATCGCTTACGTCGCCGGCGAGTGGGTGCTGATCGCGTGGGATTGGACTGGCCTGTCCGGCTACAGCGGCTCGACGCAGCAAGTTCTGACGCACAACACGAGCGGCCAACTCGTCTGGGTCTCCACCACGGCCTGCACATAATGCCACTTGCCACCAAAAACGGATCGCTCATTGTCAAGGACGGCGGCATTGCAGAGAACTGCGACTGCTGCGGTAGGTGGTATTGCTATTGCGAAAACGATTGCAGCACAACGCCAGCGTGTTCGTATTGCCTTGGATCATGCCCGCCATATCGCGCACCAGAGAGTTTCACGGCCACGGTAACTGCGTCTGATTACGTCAATAGGATAATGGGCCGAGTCTACGCTAACATTAATGGAAATTCTGGAGCGGGAGTTGGACTCACTAGTTATTTCAAGGGAAGCGCATTGTCTGGGACGCACACGCTCAGCCGAGTTAGCGCAACCCGATACGAGGCAAACCTTCCTGACAGCCCGGCGTGTTCGTCATCAGGAGTTGCAGCGTCTAGCATCTCTTTTGACTTAGCAAGCTGCTATTTCGCAGCCTCCGTGCGCGGACAATTTGAATCAAGCCTAGCTAGCTATCCTTCAGATACCGTTCCCCGCGCCGGTGCCGACCTAGGGTGCAGCACTCAGACTTGCCCGAACCCCTACTCATGCGCTACAGCAAGCTCATCATGGGTGTTAAGGAACTTCACGTCTTTTCCTTTCGGCAAGTTTGTTTCGTGTAATGAAATAACTTCCTCTTCTCCTGTTGTGTTCACGCTAACGCTACCAGAAAAATGGTGGGCGGAAGGGTCATATGTCGGATTTGCCTTTACATCCTATCCGGGGTTTACAGGCCCATACGGGTATGTATCCGACCCAGTGGTATACGAGCAGACTGGGTCTCGCACCGTCACCGTGTCTGTCGTTCCCAATTATTGACCGAGGCTGCTGAATGCCGTGCAGAAAAGTTGCAACTTATAACGGGAAATATGGCGCAGGGAAACTTGATGGCGGCGGCGGCTACGCCACCGAAGCCGAGTGCAACCAAGCCTGCAAAGAGGGCGCGTGCTGCGAGGGCACGACGTGCAGCGTCAAGCCAGCGTGCCAGTGCCAAGGGACGGGGAAGACGTTCAAGGGCATCGGGACGGTGTGCAGCCCAAATCCGTGCGTGAACTGCCACGGGTGCGTAGCTCCTCATCCGACATATATGAACGTGACGTTTTCTCAGACTGCGCCCATCAGCGGCGGGTATCACCAATCTCTTATTGACCTGTCTGGCTCGTATTCCGTGCCGTCCAGCGGGTTTGGGAATGGAAACGCAGACATTGGATGTAATTTCTGCGGTCGATTTTCAAAAACGTATGCCAATGCTGTTGTGACTTCGTCAGGAACTTTCAGTTTGGTTGTGAATTATTTCATCATTGCTTCTATCTGGCGTGACTCTAAGTCGATTGGCATCGCCATGTACGGCGCGCAGATGAACGCTGGAGACGTTCAGGACCGAGGCCCCGGGATTTACCAATTCAGCGTCTCGACTGGTGGCTTATATGCCATGATTTCACCCAGTTGCGAATTTGCCAATGCCGAGCAATTGCAATCATTTGATTCATGCGAAGGAAACACATACCAAGCCGTGAGGGCCGGATGGACGGCAGCGTCTCCGACAAATAACAGTCAGTACCGCATAACCTTAAATCAAGACGCAGTAGTGTGCGGGAGCTTTTCATGGGCGAAAGCGTAGCAGTTTGCGCTGGCGACGGTGAGGTTTGCAGCGCATGCCTTCACCCACTGCCAGCGGCGGGAGTCATTCGCGCATGCGGCGGTTTGTCGCACCGGCCGCTGCCAGAACTGCCAGCACCACCAGCGAGCGGCCCCGGCACCGAGCTAAAGAAGCTCCTCGCCAAGGTCGGCATCACCGCCACGCCCGACTGCGCGTGCAACGCCCGAGCCGCAGAGATGGACCGCCAGGGCGTCGAGTGGTGCGAGGCCAACCTAGACACGATCGTCGGCTGGCTCCGCGAGCAGGCCGAGGCTCGCGGGCTGCCGTTCCTCGACCTAGCCGGGCGGATGCTTGTGCGGCGGGCGATCAGCAACGCCCGGAAAGCCGCTGGCGGCAGCTAGGCGAGACTTCAACGATCAACGCCCACAGCCACAATTCAGAGCCTAGACCCACCGCAGGAGCTCAGGCGTGGCCACAGCGTTCGTCCAGACCCCGGCTGACATGTCGATTGAGTTCGTCGTCGGCGACGAGCTCAACGTCGGCCTGGCGTTCACCTCGAGCTCGACGCGAATCAACCTGACTGGCTACACGCTGGAGGCCAAAGTCTTCCGGCCCGTGTTTGCCAACCCGGACGGCTCATTCAGCCAGGGGGCCTACACGGTCGGTGCCACGGCTGCCACGTTCACCGTATCGGCCGTATCGCTCAGCGGCGGCACCGTGAACATTGGTCTGACGGAAACACAGACGTCGGCCCTCAGTCCGGCCACCGGCTACCGCTGGTACTTCCGGTGGGTCGACACGGCCGGCGTGACGCTGACCGTATTGTCTGGCACGTTCACCGCGAGGATTCCGTGAGTATTACCGTTACCGTCAACGGGCAGTCTGGCCCGAACGTCACCGCGACAAACGGAGACACGATCGCCGTCACGGTGTCGCCGTCTGCCGCTCCGGGCGCCACGGGGCCAACAGGACCGGCAGGCCCGTCAAACAGCCTGGCGATCGGCACTGTCACGACCGGCACTGCAGCGGCGACAATCACCGGCACGGCTCCAACGCAGACGTTAAACCTCGTCCTGCCAGCTGGTGCGACCGGAAGCCAAGGCCCACAGGGCGGCGTTGGTGCGACTGGTCCTGCTGGGCCTGCAAACAGTCTGGCGATTGGCAGCGTGTCGAGCGGCAGCTCGGCGTCGGCGACCATCACCGGATCATCGCCCAGCCAGACGCTAAACCTCGTGCTGCCTGTCGGTGCCACCGGCGCGACTGGTGCCACTGGCCCGCAAGGCCCAGCGGGTAGCGTCAACCTCGCGGACGAGACGCCGCAGCCGCTCGGCACAGCGTCGGCAGGCACGGCCCTGTCAGCAGCTCGAGCTGACCACGTTCACGCACAAGGCTCGATCGCTTACTCGGGCCTCTCTGGTATTCCAAGCACATTCGCACCATCGGCACACTTCCACGCCGTGAGCGACGTGACTGGCTTGCAGACGGCGTTGGATTCCAAGCAGGCGGCTGGCACATACGCCACGCTGGTGGGTGGCACCGTGCCCTCGGCGCAACTGCCGAGCTACGTCGATGACGTGGTTGAGTACGCAAATCTCGCTGCGTTTACGGAGCAATCGACCGGCAAGATCTACGTTGCTCGCGACACCGGGAAAATCTACCGCTGGAGCGGCTCTGCTTACGTCGAGATCTCGCCGTCCCCAGGCTCGACGGACAGCGTGACTGAGGGATCTACAAACCTCTACTACACCAATGCACGAGCCTCGGCAGCGGCTCCAGTGCAGAGCGTAGCGGGCCGCACGGGGACGGTGACGCTCGCGAAGAGTGACGTGGGCCTCGGCAACGTGGACAACACGGCAGACGCCAGCAAGCCTGTCTCGACGGCGCAGGCTGCCGCTGATGCAGTCGTTCAGGCATACGCGATCCAGCGAGCCAATCACACCGGCGCGCAAGCGATCTCAACTGTGACTGGATTACAGACGTCGCTGGACGGCAAGGCCGCTACGTCACACACGCACTCTCTCTCCGACATTTCTCAATCGTCTGCCACCACGGGCCAGGTGCCGACGTGGAACGGATCGGCGTGGGCTGCTGCAACGCCAAGCGGTGGTGGCGGTTCGTACACGCTGCCGACTGCTACGTCGTCAGTCCTTGGCGGCGTCAAGGTCGGCTCGTGCCTCACGATCACTGATGGAGTGCTGGCGGCCACTGGCGGCGGCGGCTCTGGCCTCACATGGTCTAGCGTGCCAGCTTCAGCGTCTGCGACGGGGACGGCGGGGCAGATCGCGTATGACGCCAATTTTGAATACACATGCGTGGCTGCTAGCACTTGGATCAGAACTCCGCTGCCAACGTGGAACCGTGACGCAGATTTTGTTTACTTCGGCGGCACGTTTACTTCTGCCTCATATTCCGCAGGCCCAACGCACGGGCGAGGCTCCACGGCGTTTCTTGGCGGAGTCACGCTGGCAAACGGCAATGTTGCTCTAGTGCCTTATAACTCTAGCACCATTGGCATATACAACCCAACAGCGAACACATACACGAATGGACCAACACATGGAGTCTCTTCTCCAGCGTTTGCAGGTGGTGCGTTGGCTGCAAATGGGAAGGTGATATTCGCACCTAACTCATCTGTCATCGGCATCTACGACCCTGTTGCGAACACTTACGCAAACGGTCCGACTCACGGGCAAGGCGACTCTGCCTTTTATGGTGCTGTGACAATTCCTGACGGCAAGATTGCGTTGATACCGCACAAATCAGCATATATAGGTATCTACGATTGCTTTGCAAACACTTATACCAACGGCCCTGCGCACGGGCGAGGCGATGCGGCGTTTGTTGGCTGCTGTACTTTAGTATCCGGCAAGGTTGTTCTTGCCCCGTTCGCCTCAACTGTCATCGGCATCTATGACCCTGTTGCGAACACTTACGCAAATGGTCCGACGCACGGGCAGGGTGCGAGTGCGTTCGATGGCTGCGTCCAGATGCCAAGCGGCAAGGTGTGTCTGGTCCCCAATTACTCTGCCAATATCGGCATCTACGATCCGCTGACAAACACCTACACAAGCGGGCCGACGCACGGGCAAGGCACGAATGCCTTCGCTGGAGGCGTGTTGCTTCCCAGCGGAAAGGTTCTGCTTGTGCCTTACGGTGCCAGCTATGTCGGCATCTACGACCCCGTCGCAAATACTTACACAAACGGCCCATCCGCCACAGGGTTCTTTGGTGGAATGCTACTTCCAAGCGGAAAAGCTGCATTGATTCCGTTGGCGGCGTCCAGCGTAGGCCTTGTAACGCCCAGCCCACTTACTGCGACCACCAGCGACATTGCGACAGGACAATACCTCAACAAGTTCTAGTGTCATGACCGACTCCGAGACCATCACCGTCGCCCTCGCCTACGCGGCTCTCGCGTTGGTCGGCCCGTTCATCCTCACGCGGCTCATGCGGTGGGCTGAGAGCGACGAGGCGGCGAATCTGGCGGTCGAGATTGGAATGGCGATTGAAGGGGTGGCGAGATGAGCGACATCTCCGCGTCTGTGACATCGCAGCCGATCACGGCCACAGTCTCAGGCGGCACGGTCTCGGCGTCTGTGACGAGCTCGAGCTCGTCGGTGTCGATCGCCGGCGGCGTTGGGCCGCAAGGATCATCGGGGCCGGCTGGAAGCGTTGGATTAACAGGCCCCGCGAACACACTGTCGATCGGGTCTGTCGCTGGCGGCAGCTCGGCAGCGGCTACGATCACGGGAACCGCTCCTTCTCAGGTACTCAACCTGGTACTGCCAAGGGGTGACACAGGGGCGGCTGGCGTTGCTGGACCGCAAGGAGCGCAAGGGCCGCAAGGCTTGGCAGGAGCTACGGGAGCGCAAGGCCCTCAAGGCGTGGCAGGAGCCACGGGCAGCGTCGGCCCGCAGGGACCAGCAGGAGCCACGGGCAGCGTCGGCCCGCAGGGACCAGCAGGCAACTCGGCTTCAGCGACAACGTCGGCATCCGACCTGACCAGCGGCACGCTGGACGATGCGAGACTCTCATCAGCGGTTGCCCTGCACTCGCAGATCAACACAACGCTGGGGCAGGCGTCTGGTGTGATTGACGCTGTGTCGCGAGTGAACTGCGGCTATGGCGTGACTGCCGTTGCTGGTCAGGCGTTGCTCTCGTTTTTCACGCCCACGGCAACTATCACCGTGTCGCAGATTGCGATGTGTACCTACACCACTGCCGCAGCAGGGCTAACGCTCGCACGCATGGGTATTTACACGTACACGGAAGGTGGCAGTGCAACGCTGGTGGCTCGCACCGCCAGTGATACGACGCTATTTGCGGCAACTAACACAACCTTTACGCGGTCACTGGACACCGCAGGCGGATACCCGTCGTCCTACACCCTCAATGCAGGGACTCGCTACGGCGTGGCGTATATCTGCGTTGGAACGACGCAGCCGCAGTTGGTCGGCCGGGTTGTTTTCACCGCCGCAGCCGCTTTGTCTCCGCGAGTGTCTGGCAGCTCTTCGACAAGTCTTAGCGATCTGCCAACTTCGTTCACACCAAACGCCAATAGCCAAGCACCATACGCGAGGCTCTCATGACCACCACATACCTCGGCATCATTGACGGTCTGCACACATGGGAAGTGCGAGACGAGGATGGCGTTGTGATTGGCTCCAACCGCTCGCCGTACCCGCCATGCCCAGGCGATGGCTGGACGCTCGATGAGGTGAACTGCGTGTGGGTACAACAGGAGACGACTGATGCCAACGTATGACCAGCTTCCTGCCACGATGAACATGCGCTGGCGCGTCGGCGATGACTTCTCGGCGCTCATCGACTTCGACATCGGACTGACCAACTACACGGCAGTGGCCACCGTCTACTCGACGATCACCGGCAACGCTGTCGCCACGTTCACGACCACGATTCCCGACGCCGCGGCGGGGAAGGTGAACGTCGCCCTGACTGACACGCAGACCACGTCCATCGGTGCCGGTACGTTTGCGTGGCAGCTCGTCTGGACTGTAGGCACTGTTACACGAGCCGCGATGGCAGGGTTTATCGACGCTATCCCGTAAGGCTGGAGGCGGCGATGGCCAAGAAATCCAAACGATTCTGGGTCGGCGACCCGGACGGATTCGGGATGCCAGACGAGGACCAGGTCGAGGGGTCGCTGACCCCGGACGATGACGGGTGCGTCTATCTCAACCGTCGGCGTCCTGCCGACCAGGAGGCCAAGGATGGCAAGAGCGGTAATGCCGAAGCATCGTCGAAACGCAAGCGACCCTTGGACGGTCGAGACGCTCGAGGGCGGCGTTAACAGGCTGACGTTCAAGGCCAGGCTGTGGGTGCTGCTCACAAGCGACTGGCACTGGGACTCCGTGAAGTGCGACCGAGAGAAGCTGGCAGCGGATCTTGCCGCAGCGAAGAAGGTCAACGCAGCGGTGTTGTCCATCGGCGACCACTTCGACGTGATGGGCGGCAAGTGGGACCCACGCTCCAACGGCAAGAACGACATCAGGCCGGAGTTCCAGCGTGGCAACTACTTCGACGACATCGTGACGCAGTGTGCCCAGTGGCTGGAGCCGTACCGAGACCAGATGGCCCTGATCACGCCCGGCAACCACGAGACGGCCGTCCGTAAGCGGATGGAAACCTGCCTGACGACCAGGCTGGTTGAGCGGCTGCGGATGAACGGCGGCCGTGTCCGCCAGGGCGGCTACGCAGGCTGGGTGCTGTTTCGAGCTATGCACGGCGGGAACTGCGTGGCCCTGTACCGTCTGTGGTACCACCACGGCTACGGCGGCGGCGGGCCTGTGACACGCGGCGTAATCGACTTTTCCCGCTACCTCGTCGACACCGATGCCGACTGCGTTCACGCCGGCCACATTCACCAGCGGACGCTGATCGAGGCTACCAGGCAGCGGCTCTCGCCGAGCGGTATCCCGCAGATCAAACCGATCCATTTGGTGAGGAGCTCGACATATAAACAGGAATGCCTTACTGATGGGTGGGCCGTGGAAAAGGGCATGTCGGCCAGACCGCTCGGCGGCTGGTGGATGCTGTTGAAATGGAACAGCGACAAGACCGGCCTGGTGGCCTCGTTCCACGACCAACCCGGAGAAACTTGCGATGACGACGAGTGACACTTACGCCATGGAGCCGTCTGCACCAGAGCGGCCCGGCTCGCTGCCGTTCCTCGAGCTCGTCGAGGAGCTGCGGCAGCTCCACCTGGCGAAGACGGCACAGTACGGAGACGAGGCCGACCCGTTCGCCAACGTCTCCGCGTCCGCAAAGTGCGGAGTGGAGCCTTGGCGCCGGGCGCTGTGCGACCTGTCGGACTGCGTGGTCAGGCTGCAACGTTACGCCAGCGGCCAGCCAGTGGACATCGAGAATGCAGCACTGGATGCCGCCAACTGGGCGCTGATTTGCCTGCTCAAGATGCGGGAGGCTCAGGGTCGAGCCGCAGAAGCGGCATCACGGCACGCTCTTCTGGGCAGATGACTGGATCGACGTATACCTCCTGCATTTTCGGGTCTGCGTGATCAAGCATCCGCGTCGCTGCTGCCCGTCCGCCGGCCAGGGCGGCGTATGAGGCTGCCGTACGCCTGAACCCGTGGAAACCTCTGTAACGCACTCCTGCGGATCGACAGAGCAGCTTCAGGCTTGTCCACTGGCTGCGGCTCTTCCTGTCCCAGATCCACACCAGCCCATCTGGCGGGCCTTTGTAGGCCGCCATCGTCTTGGCGAGGTCTGTGGTGATGTCACGCTCAATGTCACGTGTCTGCCCTTTCCTGGTCTCGCCAAGGAACACCAGTTTGCAGCGTTTCAGATCAACCTGAGCCCATCGGATTGACGTCAGGGCCGTGTATCGCTCACCGCTGCAGAACGCTGCATACACCAGCGTGCTCCACCACCAGGCCGATGGCACGCCGCCGGTATTTCCGCGCCG